GTAGCTTCGGCACTAGCAGAACCACCTTTCTTAGAGAAGGAGTCTGTACCTTGAACATTTGTTCCCTTGAATGGTGTATCAAAAGATGTTGAACTTTTTGTATTTGAGTCAGAAGAAGAACTTCCTTTATCTGAACCACCACCATCGGAATCACCGCCTGCCATTGCATCTAAAGCGGCACGGCCAAGGGCTCTTCTGCCTGTTTTAGATGTAAGTGAGCGTAAACCACCTCTTGCGGCTGTTCTAGTGGCTGCGGCAGTTGCACCTTCGGCTGCGGCGGCAGTTGCACCCGCTCTACCTAACATTGGTGCAAGTCTAGCAAGTGCTAATAGTGCAGGATTTTCGTTTAATGTTTCCTCTGAAACGGCAGTAGAACGACCGGTCATTGATCTATTTACTGCGGTCTGTAAAGAACGCATTCTTGCATCATTTGCACTAGGACCTGATCTCTTACTAAATGAGTCTGTGCCTTGAATTGCTTTTCCACCAAATGCTGGATCACCGGCTGATTTTGATGTATCACCGTTCGAACTTCCGCCATCTTTTGAGCCTGAAGAACCTCCAAGTCCAAACATGGCTGCACCACCTAATGATGCTAATCTAGCCGCTCTGCTTAACTTAGATGTTTTCTTAGTGCTTTTTGCGGCCGCAGTTTCTACTTCTTTTTCAGCGGCTTTTGTGGCACCTTTTTCAGCAGCCTTTTCCGCTTCTTTTTCAGCGGCTCTTTCGGCGGCTCTTGTTGCACCTTTTTCGGCGGCCTTTTCAGCACCTCTAACAGCTAATTTTTCAGCACCTTTGATAGCACCCTTTGTGGCCATTCTGCCAGCCCATGCACCACCAAGTGTTTCTGGTGTTGCGGCTAACAATGCCGTATCAATTGCGGCATCAACAGCGGCACCTTTAAAGTCACCCTTAAAGAGTTTCTTACCTGCACTGTAATATGGAACGGCAATATCGGCGGCATTATCTGCCCAATCCAATACACCTTCTTCCATATCTTTTTGCTTTCTAAGTTCACCAAGTTTACCTTTGAACTTTGATTCGCGCATTACTTTAGCTGGTGTTGATTTAATTGCTTTTCCAGCAAAAAGTTTTTTACCAAGAGCAATACCTAATGCACCACCGGCGGCAGATGCTTTGCTACCAGTCTTGGCTAAAATCTTCTTATAGTCACCAGAAATTTTACCTGTAGTATCTCTATTAGCTATTTCAGCGGCTTTTTTAGTTTCTTTTCTAGCCATAATATCGGCAACTTTACCGGTACCTTTGGCATATTTTTTAGCCGTCTCTTTCTTATCAATACGATTAGCAGTTTTCTGCGCTTTAATCAAATGATTATAATATTCGTCTTCATCATCAGCTTCCGCAGAAGTTGTGGCGCGGCCCATTCTCTTGGCATATGCTCTTTGAGCCAACTCAGGAGAAATTTCATCAAGTTGAACTTCTTCTGAGATACCAATTGATTGAAAAGGAACTGAGATATACTTGTTGATGCGGTCTGCCCAATATAGAGCAACCTTTTGACCATCAGGGAATACACGAATAGCTTTACGCTTCATAACAATGATTGGTGGAACTTGTGTAATATCAATGTCAGTTTTTGTGCCAGCCTTGACTGCTTCTGTAAGGTCTTCATGTGTGGCTTCTGAGATTGACTGCTTTACTTTCATAAAGGTGCCTTGATTGGCCATTACAACATTAAGTAGTCTATCAAGCAGTTCGAGCAAAGCATCGCGCTCCGCTTTAGTCATCTTGATGTTTTCTTTATTCAATGCTCTCTTAAGCATTGTTAGTTTATTTGGGTCAAACAGACCAGCGCGAACAAGCGCGGTTAACTTGCGAACATCAGATGATGATTCGACATTTTCCGTCAATTCTATTAGTTGTTCTCTGATCTGTGTGACGCTTTTCATGTTACTTTCTCTTACCAAAGTAATTCTGTGCGATAACAACCTTCTTTTCTTCAAGCTTATTTACAGCCTTTTCAGTCAAGGCAGCCTGAAGGTTATTCTTCATCTCGTCCAGATTCTTCTGTCTGATATTTTGAATAGCTTTTTGAATGCTCATTTTAGTTCCTCTTAAGTGCTTTATTATTTATATTACATCAATTGGCAATTGAAATAGTAGATTTCATGCTTATTAATGTTATACTGTGCATTGCTACCTACGATCTTATTAGGTCCGTCAAGAACCTGAATTGTTGCGGCTCTAGGTAAAATGAACTCAGATTCACCAGGAGATGCTGAGAAGTTATCAGCATAAATGCCAGCACTGCCTGCTGGAACTTTAATCTGTAGAACATAAGAAGTTTTGGTTGAATTGCCCATCTGAGGGGCACCAGAGTTTAATGCTCTTCCCATATCTAATGTTAACGATCTAAAACCTTTAAATCTAAGTGCGGCTCCAGGTGCAATATTGCTAATGTCTTGAACAGTAGCATAAGCATTGAAATCAACTGGTGTTGAACCTTTAGCCAAAGCTGAGTCCATAAGACCAATATACTTTGGAATAGTATCACCACCAAAATCTGGCATAATCTGATCAGCAGGAATACCAACAGGTAATGTTGCCAGTTTTGAATTTAGGTCATGATAACCAGTATCAGTAAAGTCTTTGATCGCATCCAATTCACCGTCACTATACATGGCACCACTATATGCCGCTGTTAGATCATCATTGATTGCAGTCTTAAGAGGTGCCATTGACTGAGCAAACTTGCCCAAATCATCGGAATAATTATTCTTATAGTCATTGGTCTTATAAGCATTAGATACAGGAACTAACTGATCATTTTGAACAATATGCGTCACTTGATTTGTTCTTGGATCAAGATAGCGTCCAAAACCAACATACTGTAGACCAAGTTGCTTTGCGGCAACTGCGGCAGGAGTTGTTGGTTCATGTAAAGCCAGATCAAGATTTTCTCTTAAAGAGTTTCTAAACTTTTTCATTGATTCACATTCTCCATTTCATCTGGCTGAATTTCAAATTTATCTGGTGCCGCTTCTTCAGGTGCCGCTGTTGTTGGTTGATCAGCAACTATACCTGTACCTTGTTCAGGTGGTTGTGTATCAATCGGCATGTTCGGCATACCACCAGCTTGAGAAGCATCAACAGGCATGCCTTGCTGAATAGGATTACCATTAGCATCAACTGGTAGAGGATTACCATTGGCATCGGTAGGTGTTGCGGCAGCAGCCTCAGACTCAATTTGTGCATCAATCTCTTCAATGTCTTCATCGCTTTGTTGCAGGATGTTCTTACGCACCCACTCCTTTGAGTAATAGCGACCAACATATGGATCAACTAACTGAAGAACACCAATTCTTGATTGTAGAAGTTCTGTATCCTTCAACTCATCAAAGTTGTTGTCTTTAAGGAAGTCATACCAAATATCTTCTTTGAACTCTTTCCATTCTTCTTCTGTGCAGATTTTCTTAAGCACAAGTTGAACACGAAGACAGTCATCAAATAATGTCGAAAACTTGTTGCGAAGTCTGGAAATAAATTTAGTAAACTTAAGTTCATCTCTGGTAATTTCGGTTGTTCTACCAAGAGAGAAACCTTGCTGTGCTTCAAGTCTTGAGATAGGAACACCAAGAGCCTTGTAAAGCTTCTTTTCGAAATACTTAACATCTTCAAGTTCACCTAAGTTCTGGCCACCCTGAAGTGTAGTGATTTCTGTTCCTTTTGAACCTTCACGGCGAGGTAGCCAGAAGTCTTCAAGCATAGAAAGATGTTTACGGTCGTCTTTGATTTCACCAGTGCTAGAATCGTAAACAAGTTTGTTACGATACTTTGTCATAATATCTTTGAGATATTGTTCTGCCTTGATTGTTGGCATATTACCAACATCGACATAGAACACACGGCGTTCTGGTGCGCGTGATAGACGATAGATAACTGTTGCGTCTTCAACCATACGAAGCTGGTTAAGAGGTTTAATAGCCTTATGCAGATACGAGAGAACCATCGCCCTTTTGCTATCCATAAGACCTGAATTAACATTTACAACCGCATCAAGTGCGATTCTTGTGCCTAGATTAGAATGGGCACCGATAACACCACGCTCATTATAGAGATAGTATTCATTCATTCTCTTAATGATTTCCATACCAGACTTTGCATCTTTAGTCTTCTGGATTTCACGAATTTTGCGAATACGGCGTGGATCAATATAGCGGAGTTCTTTGATGCCATCTTGAGGACGCTTTTCGTCAACAACAAGATGATAGAACATGCGACCATCAATATACCATCTACGGAAGAT